GTGCAGCAAATGGATCAGGTGTTATAAATGTAGGTTTTCCTGTCGTAGCAATAAAGCCTTTTAGAGATGCTCTGTATATTTTTGGCAGTAACAACATTCGTAAGCTTGTTGGCAATAATATTTCTAACTTTGTTTTAGAAACAGTTACTGATGACTTAGGATGTCTAGCCACAGACAGCGTTATAGAAATAGGGGGTGACTTACTATTCTTATCTCAAGATGGTCTACGCCCAGTTTCAGGTACAGATAAAATTGGTGACGTTAATCTTGAAACTGTATCAAAAGATATTCAGTCTATCTTTACAGACATTGTATTTGATATTGATCTTGATGGTCTTAATGCTGTAGTAATTAGACAAAAGACACAGTTTAGATATTTCTTTGCAGCAGCAGACTCGCAAGGTATTATTGGCGGTTTTAGGCAGACACCAAATGGATTACAGTTTGAATATAGTCAGATGCTAGGTATTACTGCTACTTGTGCAGACAGTGGCTACATAGGGCAAAATGAATTTGTAATACATGGTGACAGTACAGGTAAAGTACACAGGCAAGAGCAAGGTAATAGTTTTGCAGGAAATAATATACTAAGTATATTTCAAACACCTTTCTTTCATATGCAAGATCCAGAACAACGTAAAATATTTTACACAGTAGCTACATACTTACGTTCTGAAGGTGATAACTCAATAGTTATGTCGGCTGTGTATGACTATGAAGATGTAGATACTCTTAATCCAACAAACTTTAATTTATCTACAGAAGGTGCAGCAGCTTACTATAACGAAGCTGCATATAATAGCACCGCAATTTATGATGGTAATCCATCACCAGTACAAAGAACTAATATATCAGGATCAGGCAAATCAGCATCTTTCAGATATGTAACTAATGACTCAGATGCGTCACACAGTATACAAGGTTTAGTGATTACATTTGGAGTAGGAGACAGGTTATAAAATGGCAGGGTATTCAAGACAATCAGCAGCAGACATTATCGCTAATGCGGTTATTAAAGCTGCACCAGTAAACGCAGAGTATAATGCTTTACGAGATGCGTTTGCTTTAGCTACTGGACATAAACATGACGGTAGTTCTACAGAAGGAGGTTATGTACCTCTTATAGCTGACAGTGATGCACTAAACAAAGTTGTAATAGATACATCTAACAACCGCATAGGTTTTTTTACTGAGGTATCATCTTCAGCAGTAGAACAACTGAGAATACAAGACGGTGCTATTGTTCCTGTAACAGATAATGATATAGACCTTGGTACATCTAGTTTAGAATTTAAAGACTTGTACATTGATGGTGTCGGTTATTTAGACTCTGTAGACATAGATGGTGGTTCGATAGACGGAGTAACAATAGGTGGGTCTTCTGCAGGAGCAGGAACATTTTCATCTTTAGTTGCTACTACAGCAGATATAAATGCAGGTACTATTGATAATACAGTTATAGGTGGTACAACCGCTGCTGCTGCAGACTTCACTACTATGGACGCTTCAGGTAATGCTACTGTAGGTGGTACTCTTGGTGTTACAGGCAATGTTACAATGGGCGGTACATTAGCAGTAACTGGTACAACTGCTCTTACAGGTACAGCAACTATTACCTCTGCTGATATTAACTCTGGTAGTATGGATAATACCACTATTGGTAACACAACGGCTGCTGCAGGTACATTTACCAACCTTACTTCTACAGGCACATCTACTCACGCTACTGTTGATATTAACGGTGGTGCAATTGATGGTGTGACTATAGGTGGATCATCTGCAGGTGCAGGTACATTTACAGACTTAACAGCCTCTGGCACAACTACAATAACAACTGCAGACATAAATGGCGGTGCTATGGATGGCACAACAATTGGTGCTTCTAGTGCTGCAGCGGCTAGCTTTACAACTGTATCGACATCTGGACAAGCTACATTAGCAACTGCTGATATTAATGGTGGTACTATTGATGGTGCTATTATTGGAGGCAGCACTGCTGCTGCTATAACAGGTACAACTATTACAGGTACAAGTCTTGTAGGTGCTGTTACAGGTAATGTCACAGGAGATGTAACAGGCGATGTTACTGGTGATGTGACAGGTAATTTGACAGGTAATGTAACTGCAGGTTCTGGTTCGTCCACGTTTAACAACGTAACTGTCAACGGCACACTAGACGTTACAGGTACAACAATTGCTAACGTTACTGATCCCAGTTCTGCACAAGATGCTGCCACGAAAAATTATGTTGACACAGAGGTAGCTGCACTTGTTGACTCTGCTCCAGGTACGTTAGACACACTAAACGAACTAGCTGCTGCTCTTAATGACGATCCTAACTTTTCCACAACTATTACAAATAGTATAGCTACCAAGTTACCCCTTGCAGGTGGTACAATGTCTGGTGCTATAGCTATGGGTACAAACAAGATTACAGGCTTGGGTGATCCTACAGCTAACCAAGACGCAGCAACTAAAAATTATGCAGACTCTACATTTTTAAGTTTGTCTGGTGGCACTATGACAGGTGCTATTGACATGGGTAGTGCAAAGATTACTACTACCTACACACCTACTAACAATGCTGATCTTACAACTAAAACATATGTTGACGGTATACTTGGATCAGCTACTGCTGCAGCAACTTCAGCTACGGCTGCTGCTTCTTCTGCCACTGCTGCTGCCTCAAGTGCTACTGCAGCCGCAAGTAGTGCAACTGGAGCAGCTTCTAGTGCAACCTCTGCAGCAGCTTCATATGATTCATTTGATGACAGATACCTTGGTGCTAAGTCTTCAGCCCCAACGGTAGACAACGATGGTGATGCCCTAGTTACTGGTGCTCTCTATTTTAATAGCACTACAAACATTATGAATGTTAGAACGAGTGGTGGTGCTTGGACTGCTGCAGGTTCATCTGTCAATGGTACATCTTCTCGTAACACTTACACAGCTACAGCAGGTCAAACTACCTTTGCAGCTACATATGATTCTGGTTATGTAGATGTCTATCTTAACGGTGTTAAACTACTAGCAGGTACAGACTTTACAGCTACAAGTGGTACATCAATTGTGTTAGCTTCTGGTGCTGCAGTAAATGACATTGTAGATATTGTAGCTTATGGTACGTTTACTCTAGCTGATCATTATGACAAAACAGCATCAGATGCCAGATACTTACAGCTATCAGGTGGTACGCTTACTGGTAATATTGCCCATGCATCAGCATTTACTATAGATACTGGCGGTGATATTACTCTTGATTCTGATAGTGGTATAATTGATTTTGATGATGCTACTTTAAATTTTGGTCGTATAGAAAACTCAAGCAGTGACTTTAAAATTGAGTCAAGGGTTCAAGACAAAGATATAATATTTGCAGGTAATGATGGAGGGTCAGGTATAAATGCTCTTACCCTTGATATGTCCGAAGCAGGTGCTGCTACTTTTAACAGTGATGTAATTATACCAGATAAGATTGTTCACAGTGGCGATACAAACACAGCGATACGTTTCCCTGCGGCTGATACTGTAACTGTTGAAACAGGCGGCACAGAACGTATGCGGATAGATAGTTCTGGTAGAGTCGGTATTGGCGATACAAGTTTTGGTGATGGTCGTGAAATGTTACGTGTCAAACATGATGGCACTACAGCAAACGGTACTTTTTTAACAATTATGTCTCCAAGTGCAGGAGGGGTAAGTTCTCTCTTCTTTGGTGATGATGATTTTAATGAAGGGCGTGTACGTTATGACCACAATAGCAATACCATGGAGTTTTATACTGATGACACAGAACGTATGCGTATTGATAGTTCTGGTAATGTTTTGGTGGGTAAAACAAGTTCTGCTTTTGGCACAGCAGGTGTTGAATTACAATCGTCTGGACAGTCCTTATTCACTAGATCAGGTAATACTCCTGTATCAATAAATCGTTTATCTGATGATGGTAATATTGTGGCCTTTTCTAAAGACGGTGCTACGGTAGGAGTAATTGGATCAGTAAGCGGTAATACTTTTTTTGCAAATGGTACTACAGGTGGATTTAAGTTTGGTACGTCCGCAGGTTCAACTATTGTAGACCCAGTTAATGAAACTGGCGCAGTTGAAGATGCTACACATGATATAGGTAGCTCTGGAGGTCGTTGGAGAAACGGTCATTTCTCAGGCACAGTAGACGCAGGTGCATTTACTGATGATGACGGTAAAATAAGAGCTATCCCTCAGTCTGGTTCTGACAAAACATCTAGTTATACGTTGACTACTGGTGACGTAGGAAACTTCATAGGCATTGGATCAGGTGGATCAATAACCGTTCCAAACAGTACCTTCTCCGCAGGGGATGCGGTTTCTATATTCAACAATACATCTGGTGATCGTACCATTACTCTATCTATCTCAACTGCGTATATCGCAGGTGAGGACTCTGATAAAAACAGCGTGACGCTTGCAACCAGAGGGGTCTGTACAATACTATTTATAAGTGGTACTGTCTGCGTATTATCAGGGAATGTAAGCTAATGTCAGCTATTATGATGCAACTTTTAGGTAGTGGTGCAGGAGGTTCAGGGGGAGGATCGTACTTAGCTTTAAATAAAAAAAGCAGTGGTATATTAACCATAGCAGATCATACCAGTCCTGGTAGTATTAGCTCTTTATCTACTATACAAGTAGGTGGTGGTGGAAATGATGGTTACTCTTGCCAATGGTCTTCAGACGATAGCTTTATTGTTGCAACTACTGAAGGAAATCCACACCTCCATCTTATTAACAGTAGTAATCCTGCCTCTCTTTCTTCAACTGACAATATAGACGTAGGGTTTAGATCAAGAGGTATCGCTTTAAGTCCTGATGACTCATATGTTGCAGTAGGTCATTGGAACGGTGGTGCAACAATAAAGGTGTATAGCATTTCAAGCGGATCACTTAGTTTAAGTAGCACTACTACTGTTCCATCTGGTAATAGCTCTGGCTCAATAGAGTCATTAGATTTTTCGCCAGATGGTAATTATCTTGCAATATATGGTCGTGCAGATAACCAAAGTATAGGACACGTTTGGCTTTATAGCCACTCTTCTGGTAGCCTTACCCATGTTGCTACTGCACAAAACGGATCATATGGAGGCATTAATTTTACCACTGGTCAAGGAAGTGTAAGGTTTAGTGCAGACGGAACTTATATTGCATCTGCTATGTATAATAAACTAAAAGTTTTTTCTTACAATTCAAGTTCAATCACTGAGATAACAAGTGAAAATGTTCCTTCTGGTAGTATTTGGCAAGGTGGCTGTAACTGGAAGTTTGATGGCTCAGAAATAGCTGCGATTACATCAGGTGGTACGTACGTCAGAAAGTTGTATATTTACACTTGGAATGGATCAAATTTATCAACAACTAGCTCTAATTATCTCATGCCTGCGACTTCTTATGGCTTTGCTTGGTCGCCTGACGGAAAATATATAGCGGCTAGTTGTGATACAAGCACAACAAGTCTTGTGCTACTTGATGTAAGCGATTCTGATAACATCTCTAAAGTAGATGATGTAGCAGGTAATGGTTTTTATACTACAGGCGATAGGATTGACTTTAGCCATAATTAGAGGAAAGCAAGATGACTAGAGCAAGAGACTTAGGAGACTTTATAGCACAAAGGAATTAGTTCATGCCGAACTGATATTAGAACCATAACATAAAGGAGAATGGTACAATGGGAAAAGATAAAAAGACCCCAATCACTATAAACGACAAAGAGTATATCGTAGAGGATATGACTCCAGAACAGCAAACAATGGTCAACCATATTGCTGACTTAGAAAGAAAGCTTAACACAGCACAGTTCAATATGGATCAGTTACGTGTAGGCAGAGATGCATTTGTAAATTTACTAACTGCTAAACTGGCAGAAGAGGAAAAAGAGGCTGCATAGCAGTCTAACTTGAAAGGACTTTAACTTATGACTAGAGCAAGAGATTTAGCTGACTATATTTCAACAGGTGTCTCAGACACTGAGCTTGATGTATTGGACGGTGTTACAGCAGGTACTGTTACAGCATCTAAGGCTCTAGTCGTAGATGCAAATAAAGATATAGCAACTATTAGGAATATAACATCAAGTGGAACTGCTACTGCCCCTACTGTCAATGCCTCTACAGCCCTACAGATAGGTGGTGTAGCAGTAACAGCTACTGCCACAGAGCTAAACATTATGGATGGAGTTACAGCCACCACTGCTGAACTAAATCACTCAAGTGGTGTAACATCAGGAATACAAACACAATTAAACGCTAAAGCAACCACTGGCAAAAGTATTGCTATGGCAATGGTATTTGGATAATAAAGGAGTTTTTTAATGGCAAATCCAAATGTAGTCGCAGTAAGTAGTATCTACGCCAATACAGCAGTAGATGCTGACGTTGCTGCAAGTGCGGTCAGCTTACTAACGGCTGCATCAAATAAGTTATTAAAGATTAACTCACTGGTTATAGCCAACATAGATGGCACTAACTCTGCTGATATATCTGTGTGGATTACACGATCAAGTGCAGACTACT